AAATCTGACATGATTCGCACCCTTATCTGCTTCATCTGCTTGTGAACTTGGATATCTTAATATACTCATACTTTTTCCTATATAAATAAAATAAACATATATAGGTTTATTTATAATGGCTTACAAAGGGAAATACAAAATAAAGAATCCGGATAAATATGCCGGCAATCCAAACACAGTAGTGTTTCGTTCCTTATGGGAAAGAAATGCTTTTCGTTGGTGTGAAAACAATCCAAAAGTAAAATTATGGAACTCAGAAGAAATAGTAGTACCATACAAATCAACTGTGGATAAAAAATTACATCGTTATTATGTTGACCTTTTAATCCAAATGGAAAATAAAGAAACATATTTGATTGAAATAAAACCTAAATCACAAACACAACCACCAAAACCTAGGTCAAGAAAAACCAAAAAGTTTATCAATGAACAATTAACATATATTAAAAATAATGATAAATGGGAAGCAGCCGACCAATTTGCAAAACATAAAGGTTGGAAGTTTCAGGTTTGGACAGAAGAAACTTTAAAAAATCTAGGCATCAAAGTACTCTAAAAACCATATAAATAGATTATATGGCAAGTTTATTCGATACATTACAGGCCCAAGCTCAAAGAGCAGGTGTTACAGCACGAACAAAAGAATCAAAGAAATGGTTTGAAAAAAAGGTGCAAGAGTTACAATTACCAGGCAGAAGTAGAATATTAAAGGATAGTGCACTCGATAGAACAACCAGAACACTACCTGGAAGTATGTATATGTATTTTTATGACCCAAAACATAAGAAAACATTACCATATTATGATAGGTTTCCACTTACAATATTTGTGGAGCCGGCAGGTAAAGATGGCTTTTATGGATTAAACTTACATTATTTAAGGCCAGATATAAGAGCAGAATTTCTTGACCAATTAATGAAAACTGCTCCAAATAAGGTAACAGATAAAACAAGATTAGTAAAAATGCGATATAGTTTGTTACAAGGTGTAAGAAAATATAAAGAATTTAAACCGTGTTTTAAACATTATTTAGGTAAACATGTTAAATCACAATTTTCCAGAGTACCAATGACTGATTGGGAAATTGCAATATTTTTACCAACAGAACAATTTATAAAAAGTGCTAAAACTTCAGTATGGAAGGATAGCATTAGTATAGCGAGAAGTTAATGAGCATAGATAATTTAAAATCAGTAGTTGCTAAAAAAGGTGGATTGGCTAGGCCTAATAGATTTAATGTAATCTTTACACCACCATCTCAATCAATACTTAACCTCGATGTGGGTAGTATTATAGGTTCAGTTTTATCTGGTAATTTCGAGGCAGATAATTTAATTAATGACCCAAGAGATATTAGCCTTTTATGTCAAAGTGTAACATTACCAGGTAGAAATATCAGTACCTTTGAACATCAGGATTTTAAACAATCCAATAAGTTTCCATATACATTTATCGATGACGATGTAACCATATCGTTTTTATTGACAAATGATTATTATATGAGAAAAATGTTTGATAATTGGATGTCAAATATTTTTTCCGCAGACAGTTATATTGTAGGATATAAAAAGAATTATGCGGTTGATTTAATAATACAACAATTAGATCAGAAAAATACTCCTGTTTATGGCACAAAGCTTGAAAAGGCTTTCCCTACAGCCATTGAGTCAACTGAGTTGAGTCAAGATGGACAAGAGGTTGTAAGAATGAGTGTGACTTTTGCATATGACAAATTTGTTCCTGAGGGACCATTAAGCAGTACAGGCAGTGGTATCAGGGCAGCACTTGATATATTTGGTTAATATTATATTATAGGAGAATAATTATGGCATTGCCACAATTGAATACAGCGAAATATACCACAATGGTACCATCGCTGAATAAAGAGGTTACTTTTAGACCTTACCTTGTAAAAGAGGAAAAGATTCTTATGATTGCTATGGAATCTCAGGATAACAAGCAAATTATAAGGGCAATAAAAGATGTTATCAAATCATGTGTATTTGATGATATAAATGTTGAAAAACTTGCTATGTTTGATATTGAGGCTTTATTTTTAGCCTTAAGGTCAAAATCAGTTGGTGAAAAGGTAGATGTAAGATTAAAATGTAGTAAATGTGAACAACTTAATGATATAAGCATTGATTTAGATGAAATCGTTCTACCAGATGGGGCCATTGACCCTGTGATTCAATTAACTGATGATGTAGGTGTTACTATGAGATATCCATCAATCAATGACGTCGAAGGTATGAACCAGGAAGGCGGAGTTGAGGAAATGATGAAGATTATTAGTGTATGTATTGAAAATATATTTGATGCAGACAATGTATATTCATCTGGTTCTTTTAGTGATAAAGAATTAAATGATTTTATTGATGGCTTGAATAGTGGTCAATTCCAAAAAATATCTAAATTCTTTGAGGACCTACCAGCAATAACACATAATGTAGAATTTAATTGTGTTAGCTGTAGTGAGAAAAATGATGTTGAATTAAAGGGGATTGCTAGTTTTTTTACCTAGGCCTCTCACATGATAGTCTTGTAAACCATTATAAGACGAATTTTGCAATGATGCAACATCACCAATACAGTTTATCTGAATTGGAAAATATGATACCGTGGGAGAGGGAAATTTATATATCTCTACTACAGGATTGGATACAAAAAGAAAACGAACGAATTAAAAATGAAAATAGGAGAAGATAATGGCTGAAGGACAAGACAATAGTCGTAACGAAGTTGAAATTGATTTAGATAAGTATATGGGTTTAATTGATAAATTAGACCAAGCTGAAGATACTATTAAGGAAATGCAATTAGAAGCCGCAGAGGCAAAGAAAAGACTTGCACCACCAAAAAGAACATGGAAGGACATCTTTTTAGATGATAATGATGTAAATGAAAAAGCTATTATTGGCTTTATATCATTTTTCTTAATGGTTGTTTTTGGAGTGTGTGATTTAATTACAGCATTTATGGGACAAGACTTAGTTATCTCTGATACAATTTATACATCATTTGTGGTTATAACACTTGGTGCATTTGGTATATCAGAAGCTGGAAGAGCATTTGGCGGTAAATAGGAAACTAATTAAATGGCAGACGAAATAGATAGAAGTAAACTTTCTGAAAAGCAAATAAAGAATACTAACTTAGGTGGTAAAGACGCAATTAAAAATGTCAAAAGTATGGAAGAACTTCGTGATGCTTTAAAAGAAAATACTAAAAGTAATAAGGAAGATACTGATGCAATTGACATGCAAATGTTCCTTGACCAATTTAAAAATAGTATGGTTGTTGGTAATACAACAATTAAGGCTTTAAAGGGTGAATTTGAAAAGGCAAATGAAGTACTAAAAAATCCTAAAGCTTCTGAAACTGAAAAAAATTTAGCAATAGAACAAATAGAGTTAATTAAATCATCTGTTGAATCTGAAGAAGAAAAAAGAGAAAAGATAAAAGCACAAGAAGAGGCAAATAGTATATTAAACAAAATGGCCGGTAAACTAGATAGTGTCGGTAAAAGTCTAGATGGTTTTGTTTCTAATGCTGTGGGTGCTGGTGGTCTTTTAGCTACGGCTCTTTTATTTATTGACCCTGAAAAATTCTTTAAAATACTAGGTGGATTAATAGAAGCAGCATTGGAAATTGTTGATAAAATTTCTACATACTTTAAAGAAAAAATTCTTCCTAATCTAGAAGAAGTCGAGGGTGAGGTTGATTATACATCTGTATTAATAGGTAGTTTAGTAGCACTTTTTTCCGGAACAATTATAACAGCTCTTAGCAGTGCTATTAAAGTAATGAAAACACTTGTAACAGCTGTTAAAACTTTTTCCACATTTATAAAGACCTCGTTTGTTGGTGACATGATATCTAATTTAGCTACCACTACAAAGAATTTTATGTCAGCAAATATAACAAAGCTTAAAAATGCAGCCATATTGTTTAAAACCAGAATGTTAACTGAATTTATACCAAATATGTTAGCTAATTTAAAATCAATGATGGCTTCACTTGGTGGTAAAGTAATGACATTAATGAATAATCTTGTAAAAGTAGCAAAAGGTTTTAGAGTCTTTATGTTAACAACATTTATTCCTTCTATGATTGCCGGATTCACTGGAATGATGGCGTCTATGACTCCAATCCTAATAGCTATGGCTCCAATATTAGTACCTATACTTGCCATTGCAGCTGCATTTGGTTTAGTACTTCTTGGATTAAATAAAATAAAAGAATCACTTGGATTCACTTCTATTTTTGATGTTGTTGAATATGGTTTGGCACATGTTAAAGATGGCCTTGCTCGATTTGGTAACTTTTTTATAAAGATTGCAAAGAAAATAGCTGACCTTGCTAGTGGTGTACTAGAAATGTTTGGATTTGAAGTCCCAGACTTCATCACTGATTTATCTAATGCTCAAATGTTATCAACTGATAACGCAGCCAAGAAAAAGGTTGAACTTAAGGAAAAAGCAGAGAAGGCAAGATTAGAAAAACTAGAACAGGAAAAATTAGACGATGTAATGTTACCTACTGAGCTAGGTGGTAATATTTTACTTCAAGGTTCTCAGGCTAATGCACAAGCTTTAAATGGTTTAACAACACAAAATTTAGTAACTCAAGTTTCATCATCTAATCCAGTAGATAATAGTAGTAAGACCAATGTATCAATGACATACGCGCCAATATCTCCTACCTCAAGCGATTTAGCTGCGGCCAGCAGATAAAAAAAGGGGACATATAGTCCCCTCCGAAAGCACTAGCTCTAATGAGCTCTTTAGCTCTCTTTAGCCAATTTAGCAAAATAACTTAATGTATCATCTTCTGATTCATTGTTATCATCT